TTGACCAGGACTATTTCGGCCTTAATTCCACTACTGAAGATCTCAAGTCTTTTGGGGTCACACTTGCAAAAGACTTTGCATTCTCATCCTCTGAGGAAAAAGCAGACAATTTCATGAGCTGGCTACGCACTGAAGAGAAAAAACATTTGCTTCAGACTGTTGAAGTAGAACAGATGGGAACATCCACTAGGGCTGCATGGACAAACAGATATGTATACTCCGGGTATGAGAAAGGGGTGTCCCGTGCTAGGCAGGAGCTCCGTAATGGTGGATATATGGTCCCTTCAGCCATGGAATCAGGAGGCCTAGCCATGGTCATGAACCAACCAGTTCATGCAGATAGGGTGGGAATCCTGTTTAGTCGTGTTTACCGTGATCTCAAAGGCATCACTGACAATATGGACAGTCAGATAAGTAGGGTGCTGGCACAAGGCTTGATTGAAGGAAAAAACCCAGTTAGGTTAGCAAAAACTCTCAATTCCGTGATATTGGGTGGAGGTGCTAGTCTAGGGGTTACAGATACACTTGGAAGATTTATTCCTGCAATGCGGAGAGCAGAAACCCTGGCCAGGACTGAGATAATAAGGGCTCATCACCTGGGAGGGATTCAGGAGTATCGGAATTGGGGCCTTGAGGGAGTAGAAGTACAAGCTGAATGGGTGACTGCCGGTTATCACGTGTGTCCTGACTGTGAAGCCCTGGAGGGAAAGATATTCACCCTGGACGAAATTGAGAGTATGATCCCACTGCATCCAAACTGTAGGTGCTGTGCAATACCGGTGAAAAAGAGTATGTCTGAGAAAAAGAAAAAGAGCACTGCAGCACCTACTGTTTCTAAGCCGGTTACACTGGCAGATAAGTTGCGTAAAGAGTCATTGGCCCTACAGGGCAATAGTTTTGAAACAGCAGTTGCATTTGATAAAAATGGGGTAGAACTATTAAGAAAGGAAGGTAGTAAATCAGCAGTTCATTTCTCGGATGCCGATGTTGACGCACTGCGTAAAGCTGATGGTGCAGTCTTGACCCACAACCATCCTAGGGGTACATCATTCTCGTATGATGATATCAATTTTATGTGTATGTCTGAACTTTCAGAAATAAGGGCGTTCGGTACCGAATATGAATATGTTGCTCGTCTTACTAAGGATATTCATCCTGCAGCTATAAAACCAATGTATGATGAGGCTTCTCATCAAGTAAAGGTAAGATTTGATAGGTTAATTGATGGGGGAAACCTCACTATGGCTGAAGCAAACGCGGAACATCACCATGAGATATGGAAGTTGGTTCAAAAGAACACTAACTGGCTTCATTATGAGAGGATTACAAAATGATAGATATAGATAAGGGTCATAATCTTCCTGTTTACAGTCCCACGTGTTATAACTGTAAATGGTTACACAGAGAATGTTTACAGATCCCAGGTAAATGTAAGGCTTTTCCAGACGTTATACCACTCACCATATGGACAGGTAAGAATGATCATCACAACTCTTATCCAGGTGATAATGGAATTCAGTTTGATGAGCGTGAGGAATAAGGCTATGGACGAATTTAGAAATCAGGAGTTTGCAGTGGAGTTGGCTAAGCTTTTAAAAGCTCCACCACATACCAGTTCCCTGGCTTTGACCTTGGACACCACACAGATTATTAAGGTGTCCTGTAAGTATTTTATTTTCACTGATAAATCCGATATTGAAAAGATCAGGCACTTGGCTAATAAGTATGAACTTGCTATTACAAATGCTGAGGTGCCTACCGAGATAGACGAGGGGGCAAAATGACAACCAAAATAGTCAATCACGCACAGATACAGGCAACACCTATTATAGAGGATATATCGGGGAGTACTCTCAGTGGCCCACCCTTGGACACAAGCACCAAACTGGTACTAAGTGCCAAATCATTCACGTCCTTTGCGTCCGTGGCTCCTGATTACACTATTCGTTATGAGGTATATCAGGGCAAAAAGCATTTAGTAGTTCCTGTGGTGATGATGGTTGAGGGAGTACATTCCGGGTCCTCGGGTCCACAGTTTCATAGTGCAGAAGAGTTGGGAAAATTTCCAGCAGCCTGGAACGATATCCCTATAACCGTTCAGCATCCCACCACTGATGGTGAATTTGTATCGGCCAAGACCCCTGGAATGATTGAGGTGGCTGTGGTGGGACGGGTATATAACACTTTTATGGATGATAAAAGGCTGAGAGCTGAGGCATGGCTGGAAGAGGATAAAATCAAGGAGGTATCCCCATTGGCCCTGGCCTATATACTGCAGCAAAAACCCCTGGAGGTTAGTGTTGGGGTGTTTACAGATGACATTCTGACAGGTGGGATATGGAATGGTGAAGCGTATAACATATCTGCCATAAACCATAGACCAGATCACTTAGCCCTTCTGCCTGGAGGTAAGGGGGCATGTTCATGGGAAGATGGAGCAGGTATAAGAGTAAATGAAGATGGTACAGGTGTGGATAGTGTGGGGGTTAAAATAAATGAAAAAGGAGGACAAGAAGTGGTACTGAAAGACATTATCAATCAGGTACAGGAAAAGGGTTTCATGGTCAATTTGAGTGAGACGGGATTCCAGGATATAATTTCGGCTATACAAAAACAGTTGGATACATTGGACAACACTGAAAGACAGCATTACATAAGGGAGGTGTTTAGTGACTCGTTTGTTTACGAGGTAGTCAAAACCAATGGGGGTCCTGTTCAAATGTACAAAAGGAAATATACCATTGGGGATGATGCGGTTGTTGCTATGGCTGATGAGTTTGTGGAGGTCAGTCGTAAAGTGGAATACCCAGAAATCAAAGGTTTAAGTGCTCACGAAAACAAAAAGGAAAAAGGAGGAAACGAGATGAAAGAAAAGATTGATGGTCTTCTGACGATGGCCGGTTCCCCATTTGTGGAGGCTGATCGGGCAAAGTTGGAAGTCTTTGGTGAGGAAGTCATTGACAAAATGATTGCCTTTGGTGTTCACGAGGAAGTGGCTGGTGATGTCAAAATCGAACCCACCCCTCAAATGAACGAAGAAACAGCAGCCAAGATTCTTCAGGAATCCCTGGCAGATCCCGTGAAGTTGATGTCCCTGTTACCTAATGAGGTTGCCGGTCAGATTCAGCATGGCTTGAAACTGCATGCAGATCATAGGCAGAGTCTCATTGACAGGGTAATTGCGAATCAGGCTGGTGAGGTCTGGAAGAAAGAGGATCTGGACTTGATGTCTACGGACAATCTTCAGAAAACGGCAGACTCCATAAAGAAGCCTGTCAGTTATGTGGCGAATGCTTCCGGTTCTCTCGGTGTGAATAGCGAGGAAGTTCTCTTGCCTGCAGGCGTTCAGGAAAAGGAGGAATAATCAATGGCCTATAATACGATCAAAATCAAAAAGTACTCTGATGTGATTGAAGAGTGCGAGGCTGCGGCTGCTCTGTACCCTGGGGCTCTCATCGAGATTGATTCTAATGGGGCTGTACAAAACAACAGTGATTCCGCATTGATCTGTCAGAAAATGGTAGCACTTGAGGACGAACTCCAGGGGAATGGCATTGATGATGCCTTTGCGGCTGAGGATCGGGTGCAGTGCTGGATCATGGGGCCGGGCGATGTGGCTTATATGATCCTGTATGACGGTGAAAATGTTGTTATTGGGGACTATCTTGAGTCCAATGGGGATGGAACCCTGATAAAACTGGTTTCCGGTGTGGCCTTATTTGTGGCTCTTGAGGCACTTGACCTTTCCGGGTCTAGTGGGGCAGAAACATCAGGCGAACTTGGGTACAACAAACGAATTGCTGTTAGGGCGTTGTAAAGGAGGAACATAGTTATGCCAGGAGTTAATATGGATATCATCTCTGACGGAAACGTTCAGGGAGAAATTGCGTCTCTCATTGCCAAGCAAGGGAGATTAAACGCAAACAGTATGAGGCCCTGGATCGGTAAAGATGGCCGATCCTACATGACTGTTTTTACGGGCGGTGACCCCAAAAAGGCAGTGAGTTACAGAGCAGTTCCCATCCAGGTAAATGCTACTCTGAGACGTGATGAGTGGAAGACCCTGGATGATGCTGTGATTGCGGTATCCCTGAACCGCCTTTTGGGCATTCAGGATCTGATAGCATCTGGATTGACCTACAATCTTGGGAATGCTATGGGAACAACGGTTCTTGAATGGCATGACATTTCCGATGCCATGGAAGCGGATCTCACCATGGACGCGGTGTCCAGGAGTAAGGGTGATCGACCGGTTTTCCAGACAAACTACCTGCCCATCCCCATAATTCATGTGGATTATGAAATCAATGCAAGGGTGCTGGAAGCAAGCCGGAAACTGGGTAATCCTCTTGACACCACCTCTGCGGAGATGGCAGCGAGGAAGGTATCCGAGAAGTTGGAATCCATGCTCTTTACTGACGTGGATTATGCCTTTGGTGCAAAGGATGACCGTTCACGTAACAAGATTTACAGTTATGTCAATCATCCGGACAGAAACCTTGTCTCTCTTGCACTTGACTGGGATAACTCGTCCAAGACCGGTGCTCTGATTATTGCTGATGTTCTGTCCATGAAACAGTCCAGTATTGATGCCAAGAAATACGGTCCGTGGCATCTGTACATTCCGACAGCATATGAAACCGTGCTGGACGGGGACTATGACTCCACAACCCCTGGGACCACGATCCGAGAGCGCATCATGAAGATCAATGGGATTGGCAAAATCGAGGTTATTGACACCATGGCTGCGAACAATGTGCTTTTGGTCCAGATGACATCTGACGTGGTCAGGTTGATTCGTGGTATGCCCATTCAGAATGTGGAATGGAGCACTGAGGGCAAGTTCATTACCAAGCATAAGGTTCTGACCATTCAGATCCCGCAAATTAGGTCTGACAGCAATGGGTCTTCCGGCATCGTCCACGCATCATAACAGTTAAACGAGAGGTATGAAAATGGAACGTGAAATAAATGACAGTGTTGCAATAAGGTTCAAAAAAACCGGAGGGGGGTCCCTCCGTTGGAATGGTCGTATTATCAAACCGAACGAGATATTTATGGCCAGACCAGAAGAGATCCCCTTTGGTTTCAGGAATGTAGTGGTGCCACTTGACCCCATCCCCGAAGACAGTCCCATTATCCCTGGTGACAATTTCAAGCTTGCAGAGACACCGGCTAAAGTTGGAGATGTTGGGAAAAAGACTGATGAACCGGAAAAGCCAGACTCCCTGCCAGAAGGCGATTACATAGTTGCCCCAAAGGGTGCAGGGGGATGGTATGATGTTATAAACATCGCCACTGGAAAGGCCATTAACACAAAGGCCCTACGTGAAGGTGAAGCTGGAGAGCTCCTGAAGGAGCTTAATCCATGAAGTGGAATGTTCCTCCCCTCTGGGAAGGTGATAGTTGCTGGATCATAGGTGGGGGAACATCTGTTCCTGAACAATTCGGTGTACCTGAAAACATCATTAAAAAGGTATGTGAGCGAAGAATGGAACCATGTGCATATTCATCTTACATGAAAGCAATCCACAATAAGCATATAATTGGAATAAACAATGCTTATACTATAGGTAAGTGGATGGACATTCTGTTCTTTGGAGATCATGACTGGTATCTGACTCATCGACAAAAGGTAGCTATCTGGCCTGGGTTAAAAATAACCTGTAATCCCAGATTTGCTAACAAATCAAAGCGTGACTTGGAAGGGATAAAGTTTATGGCTAGAGATTCCAAACACAGAGAAGGGATAAGCACAGAACCTGGGTGTGTGTCTTGGAATCGAAACAGTGGTGCTGCAGCAATATCCCTGGCCTATCACCTTGGAGTCAAGACAGTATATCTATTGGGATTTGATATGACGCTTGGCAGTCAAGCTTTTAGTCATTGGCATGGGTCCCACGTACCAGATGGAAAGAAAGCAAGAAAAGCTCCCCCATTTATGACCCATCTGCTTGCTTTTCCGGCTATAGCAACAGACGCAGAAAGATTGGGAGTAAAGATATACAATGTGTCACCGGAGAGTAAAATAGATGTGTTTGAGAAAGTTTCTTTAAAAGAGGTGTTAGGATGACGAATAAGACAGTGAAAAGTAAGGAACCAACATTCCGAAAATGGAGAAAGATCGGTGGGGGATCTATCAGGTTTCAGGGTCGAGTGATCAAGCCGAATGAAACGTTCTGGGCTAATGATGATCAGTTGCCGGGGTCATTCATGAAGGATATTGTCGAGGTTAGGACAAATAATGCTTATTACCGTGCTCCTATGATTACGGGTTTTTGTGCTGAAGAGACTATGCCACGTTGGGTATTTATTCTGGCTGGCGGACCTTCTGTCAAGGATCTGGACCTGTCAATGTTAAAGGGTCAGTATGTTATAGCGGTTAACAGGTCATATGAAATATATCCTGAAGCTGATGTTCTCTTCTTTGCGGATCGCTCGTTTTACAAGGAACATGAGAAGGGTATTACAGAAAGTCCGATACCTCACAAGGTTACGGTGTGCAAAGCTTTGGAGAAAGTCCCTGGAATATCTGTTGTGAAACGGAGCAAGACCAAGGACAAACTCGATCCAGTTCCTGACTACCTTTGTGACGCTACTTCAGGTCAGATGGCCATCAATCTGGCATGTCATTGCGGTGCAATCAATATTGTCCTTCTGGGCGTTGACCTCCAAGATTCGGGTCCTAAACATTGGCACGATGGTTACCGCCACAACTCACCTCCTAAGTCAGTTAAACAGATGCTCGAGGAGTTTACAGGGGTTAGGCGTGAGGCATGGAAGAAGATGGGAGTTGATTTGTTACATGGAACCCCTGGAAGTGCACTAGCCCAGATAGATTATATGTCATTGGATCAGATCTTTGACTATTCCAAGACCATGGACTATTTTGGTGGATGGTGGCTTCCAAAGGGTGAGATTCATTTCAGAGACATGCTGCAGCGGAGCCGAATCGAAAGGGGCCGGTTGTCTTATCAGTATACAAAGTTGGCAGCTGCTCTTGATATATGCAAAAAACGTTCTGGTATGGCCATTGATGTGGGCTCAAACCTGGGATTCTGGTCCTGGCATATGGCTCAGGAGTTCAAAACGGTTGAATGCTTTGAACCAGTCCCCCTTCACCGGGAATGTTGGAATTTGAACATGGAGCCACTCACAAACTTGAACATTCATTCCTGTGGTTTGAGTGATACACCTGGAAAGGCTGAGATGTTTGTTCCTGTTACCAACTGTGGCAACTCCCATGTGGTGGTCAATGGTTCAGAAACGAATCTGCGGATAGAGTTAAAGACTCTCGACTCTTTTGACTTCAAAAGTGTTGACTTCATTAAGATTGACTGTGAGGGATTTGAACTGCCTGTTCTCAAAGGGGCAGAAAAGACGCTACTTAGAGAAAAGCCCGTTGTGGTTGTGGAACAGAAAGACGAATGGGAAGATCGATATGATTACCCAAGTAAGGGTGCTGTTACGTATTTACAGTCACTTGGGGCAAAGGTTCACAAAGAAATTGCTGGTGACTATATCATGAGTTGGGGGAAATGAGTTATGGGTTATGGTGATGAAATAATGGCATTGGGTAGGGCTGAAAAAATATACAGAATTATTGGGACTCCTGTAGCGATTGTAGGAGTGAGCAAGAAGGTCCGACATCATCCAGTATGGCAAAATAACCCTGCGGTTGATCCCAACTCCAAAGTGCATATGGTAGATGGTCCGAGTGCTAGGCCTT